TACAGAAAACAAATGAGTTTGAGTTGGGTAAATGTAGATTGGTTTAAAAGAAAGATTCTTCACGAATATCAAAGTGGTGGTGATGAAGCTACAAAGAAGTATCTTGAAGTTATATCACAAGCTATTAGTGATACTGATTATGTAGAATTATTAGAATATGCTAATGGTCTAACACCAGAAGATACGAACCCTGATAAATCAGAAGAGGATAGATTATGGCGAATATAAATGGTTGGATAATACATAAAAAATCATTAGGGGAAAACCACGAAGTCAAACGACTTGTGGAAGAATTTGAAAAACAAAATATAGATATTCGTATAGTTAATCCACAAGATGTAGATATCTTCGTTGATAGGGATGATAGGAAATCTATTATTGTTGGTGGTGAACCAAGAAAATTACCAGACTTTGTTATACCGAGAACAGGTAGTGGAACAACATACTTCATTAAAGCTATTATAAGACATATGGAACGACTAGGTGTCACAATGATTAATGGTAGTGAGAGTATTGATAATGTTAAAGACAAATTATATTCACAACAAATATTGGGACAATCAAATTTACCAGTTCCTAAAACTATGTTAGTGAAACATCCAATTAATGTTGGGTTGGTAGAGAAGAATATCAAGTATCCAATGATAGTAAAAACTTTAAGTGGTTCATATGGTAGTGGAGTCTTTATGGTTGAGGATAGAAAACAATTTAGACAATTGATGAAGATGGCAGAACTATCTAATGCTAGATACAATATTATTATTCAGGAATGTATCGAGGATTCATTAGGAAAAGATTTAAGAGTATTAGTAGTTAATGGTAAAGTTGTTGGTTGTATGATGAGACAATCCATTGATGGAGACTTTAGAGCGAACATCACAAGGGGTGGAGAAGCTATACCTTATCAAATTGATGAAGATATAGAATGGATTGGTGGTGAGTGTGCGAGATTGTTAGATTTAGATATAGCAGGTGTTGACTTGTTATTCAATAATGGAAGTTATGTAATATGTGAAGTAAATTCTGCACCAGGGTTTGAAGGTATGGAAAAGTATACAAAGATAAATGTTGCAGAGGAAATGGTAAATTATGTGGTTAAAAAAATTGGAAGTTAAAACGGGTATATCATTCTTCCTTTTCGTAACTACCAAAGGTAAATATCGGGGAAAAAAATAAATGAACAAGCTTTTTTTAGCAATCATAATATTATTAGTAAGTAATATTGTAGCGTGGTATCAATTAAACGCACAATTCAAATGGACTGAAAGTGCATTTTGGAACAATCCATATTTAATGTCAATCTTTGGAGTCCCGGTTGGATATGGTTTTTTTATAGCAACAAAATTATGTTATGAGTATTTTGGTTTCACTTGGAATATGAGAATGATAGGATTCGGGGTAGGAACATTAATATTCGGTATTATGAGTTGGATTATGTTAGACGAGATACCAACATTAAAAACTTTTATATGTATTTTATTAGCAATAGCAATTATATTAATTCAAGTAACAAACTTAGTGGAGTAAGAATATGGCAGAACAACAAGTAGCAACAAGAGTCCCACCTGGAGATAGGTGGAAAGTAGTAGGTTCAGATGTATTGTATACATCTTTAACAGACGCATTAAATTCAATTTATTTAGAACACAAGGTATCAGATTTTCATATTGATGCAAGAAAAGGTTTTATTTATATTGATGACGGCGTAGTAATAGAACCAGAAATAGAAACATTTGATTTATATGGGGAGAGATAAATGAGAATAGGAATAGATGTAGACGGGGTGATAAGAGATTTTGTAACAGCTTTTAGAGGAGTTGTTGGACAAGAATATCCAAACGCTCAAATACCAGAAATGATTTCAACTTGGAAATTTGAAAATGATATTACTGGATTATCAGAAACAGAAGTGAGAGAAATATATCGAACTAAATTTTCTAAACAATGTTTTCAAGAAGCACTTCCATTTAGTGAAGCAGTTCCAACCTTTTGGATGCTTGAAAAATGGGCAGAACGAGAAGGACACGAGTTAATAATTGTAACTTCTCAAATACAACAAAACAGACATTACACTTTGTCTTGGTTAGGTAAATATTCTATGAACCCAAATCAAGTTATATTCGCAAAAGGAAAACATAAGTGGATAGAAGATATAGATTATCTGATTGATGATTCACCAGTTAATCACAAATATTGGGTAGAGAATAGAGAAGATAAAGATAACTTTATTGTATTTAATAGAAGTTATAATCAAGATGTTGAATCTAAGTATAGAATAAATTCTTTATCAGAAATTAAAGAAATAATAGAAAGAGGTTAGTATGGGAAAATATAAACATACATCAGAAGATTTAAAATTAATAGGTATAGGGTTTATTCCAGCTTTAATAGCACTATATATAATATACTACTTAGCATATTTCTTATGGTGGGTACCATTTGTAGTGGTATTTCCAGCGTTAGCATATTACTTTGGTATGTTATTAGAGGAAAAAGTTATGGTATTTTATTATATGGTAAAAAAAGCTCTTGACAAATAGGAAATAAAAGGTTATATTATAAGTATGAAATTAGGTTACGCATGTATCAATATGAATTTATCTTATCCGAGTAAATTTAATCGGAAGGGAGAGAATCGTGTTACAACAAATCGTTCAATGATTAAAAAAACTTTCCAAGAGAAAGGTTTAGATTATGTGTCTGAATTAGCATTACAAAATGTTATTGACTTAAATGAAATTATTGATTGGAACGAACAGAACAACATTAAGTTCTTTCGTATGAGTTCAGAAATATTCCCTTGGGCTTCCGAATATAAATGGGAAGATTTACCAGATATGGATTTAATAAAAGTATGGTTAAACAACGCGGGACTAAAAGCAAAAGAGTATGGACATAGATTGACTTCACACCCGGGACCCTTCAATGTGTTGGTGTCACCAAACCCAAAAGTAGTTGATAACACTATTACAGACTTATCTATACACGGAGACATATTTGATTTTATTGGTTTGAGTAGAACACCATATAACAAAATTAATATTCATTGTAATGGAGTGTATGGAGATAAGGAATCAGCGTTAGATAGGTTTTGTAGAAACTTTGAACGACTACCAGAAAATGTTCAGACTAGACTTGTTGTAGAAAATGACGACAAAGCTTCTATGTATTCAGTAAAGGATTTATACGAAGGTATACATAAAAGAATAGGTATTCCAATTACATTTGACTATCATCATTATAAGTTCAATACAGGTGGACAAACAGAACAAGAAGCATTAGAATTAGCTATGTCTACTTGGCCAGATGGTATTGTTCCAGCAGTTCATTATTCAGAATCAAAAGCAGAACACCAACTAGATGAGTCAATTAAACCACAAGCACATTCTGACATAATAAATCAACTTCCTAATACTTATGGGAAAGAGGTGGATGTGATGGTAGAAGCAAAACACAAGGAATTAGCAATACAACCATTTATAGAGAATAATTATGAAACATAAAATAAAGACTTGGAGCATTGGAGAAGGTCAATGGAAAATGCATATACCAAACTGGAAAATCTACAAAGAGATTAGAGATAGTTTAAAACTTAAAAAAGATAGAAAGTTTAAACCAGTTGTTTATATGAGAGAGGGCGATAATATCGCTTGGGACATTGAATTGAACAAAGAACAATTAGAAAAAGCCAAGAAAATAGTAAAGAAATTTAAATAGAGGTTATATGGAAACAAAGCAGATTGTAATATATCCTAATGATATATTATCAACACCAACAAAGAAAACAGACTTAAAGACTGCTCAAAAATTAGCAGTAGATTTATTTAAAACATTAAAACAAGAAGGTGGTTTGGGTTTATCAGCAAATCAAATCGGTGAAGATAAATCAGTTTGTGTTATTGATGTTACTAATCCATTTTTCTTATTAAATCCCGTTATCACAAAAAAAGATAAAGTGATAATTTACAATGAAGGTTGTTTATCTATACCAGATAAAATGATAACTACCGAACGTTATGAAAGAATAGAAGTTGAAGCTGATAACATAGATGGAACAATGACATTTGGTCCAGAAAAATCTAATCAAGTAGATAACGATTTATTGACACTAGAATCAGTTTGTGTCCAACACGAGATAGACCACTTAAATGGATTAACGATTTATGACAGAGAATTTAAAAGAAAAACATTTCGTAGAACAGAAGAAAAAATTGGTAGAAATGAAAAGGTCACAATCACAAAAGATAAAAAAACTTTAACAATGAAATATAAAAAAACAATTCCTTATTTGGAGAAAGGTTGGGTTATAGATGGAAATCGATAAACAACAAGTATTAGAATTACTTTATGATGCGATAGAAAGAGAAGATTGGTCGATAGTAGAAGAAGCGGCTAAACTTATCAAGGGTGGAGCAGATTATGATGAATTCGAAACTGACGATGATATTAACATATATTAATACTTACAAGAGTAACACAAAGGAGATTATTATGAATAAGTATTTTATGGCGTTTTTAATTTTATTTTTTTCAATAAACGGGTATATTTGGATAGATTTATTCAAAGGGTATCGTGAGTATTGGGTACAATCAATTGATAGTCTTGAAGACGATAGAGTCAGACTACAATTAAAAATTGATGAATTAGAAAATGGTGTCAAGTTGGACGGACTTGATGTTGTGGTTACAATGTATCATCCAGTCAGGGGACAAACCGATAGAACACCAAACATATTAGCAGACGGAACTAAAATCAGAATACATAAAGCATCAGAATACAAGTATGTTGCGGTGAGTAGAAATTTATTGAAGCGTTGGGGTGGTTGGTTAGACTATGGTGACTTCATTGTTTTAAATGGAACAGGTGGTAAGGACGGTGTATATCAAGTTAAAGATACAATGAATGCAAGATTTATAAATCGTATTGATATCTTGGAATCACCAGGAACTAAACCATATAAGTTTACAAGTGCTACAATTAAGAAAGCAAATTTAAACGAAGATATTAAATTTATCTCAAATAATTAAATAAAGTTCTTGACTTTTAAAAAAATATTTTGTATTTTGATGAAGTTAAATGATATTTATTATCAGAAGATAATTAACAATTAAAAATTTATTATGAAAACAGGTTATACACACAAATTATACGGAAGAAGAATACTACACGTAATGTCACCAGTTAGGTGGAAAGGTAGTAAACACATCGTCCACGCAGATTCAAACTATAAAGTAATGGCCAAAACTATTAAATGGTTACCTATGTGTCATCACACAATATTAACTCCCGAAAATCACACAATACCAGATTTAGGAGATAATGTAACACTAGTTCCATTCCCATATGCTCAGTCAGTATTATTCAATCGTGGATTCTTTCACGGAAGACATTTAGTTAAACACACAGATTGGAGAGCAAAAGATTTTGACTTTGTATTCAATCATCAACCAGAATTATTATACAATGTTTATAATGCATTATTAACTGGTAGATATGGTATGTCGGTAGATTCATTTAACTTTTTCCATTGGGTTGATTGTGCAAAGAGTAGACCAACTGGTGGTTATCCAGTTGGATTTTTCAGACAATTAGAAGCCATTGATTTATCTTATCGTTCTTACTTCCATTGTCCTGTTAGTTTAGATTATATGAAATCTAATTGGGATAAAAATGACCACACAACAAAAGGTGTTGATGAAAAAGTAATGAAAGAAAAAATAAATTACTTCCCATTAGGAGTTGGTAGTTTACCTGACCCAGAACCATTTCCATTACCAGACAAAAAGATTTTAGTATTTAATCACAGATGGAACAATACAACTGGTATAAAAAAGTTAATTAAGTTTACAGAAGATTTAGATAGAGATGAGTGGTTAGTTTGGGTCACAGATGATGACGCTAAGAAACCAAAAGCAGGTGCACCAGCACCAGATTGGATGATGGTTAAGAACTTACCAAGTGGTGGAAATTATCGTTATCTATTAGATAAATGTTTTGCAAGTTTATGTTTTGTAGATGATTATATGACTTGGAATTTATCAGCTCAAGATGCTATCAAAGTTGGTAGACCAAGTTTAACTTATAAACACGATACACACGAGTATGTATTGGGTAAAGATTATCCATTATATTTTAAAGATAAAAAATCATTTAAAGAAATGTTAGATAATATGTCAGTTGGAGAAACATTAGATTGGACTTTACCAGAACACGATAAACAATTTGAAGAAAACTTACTTAGTGACTTAACTAATGCGTTAGATAGTAAAAAGAAAAAAGTAAATAATACAAAATCTGGTGTAGAGTGGTTATATCATATTTTACAAGGAAATGGATATAAGAAAAATTTACTTCACAACTCACACCCAAATTTATTCCTAAGTAACTCGTGGGAAAAGATTAGATTGTGGTGTATGAGTAAAGGTGTATTAGATGACCCTACAAAAGAATTTACAAGACTATGGATACCTGATGAAAGACGAGATGAAATACAGAAAATCGTTGATGATGCAGGTGGTGTCGGGGAAAATGGTAAAAAGTTAGAACACTCATTAAAAGACCCGACTTTTAATGATAAAGAAAACCAATGGTGGTAAGATGAGAGAATTAACAGCCGAACAAATACAAAAAAATTATGATACACTAATCAATACTATTCAGTTATATATAACTGGAGATAGAAAACAAAAAGTTCTAAAAATGTATGATGATATGAAAGATAGGTTTACAATGGCTCCCGCAAGTGCTAAAGAACATTACCATAACGCAATGTTAGGTGGTTATGTAGACCATATTTTAAGAGTAGTAGATTTTTCATTAAAGGTAAAAGAGTTGTGGGAACAAAGTAATTGTAAGATAGACTTTACAGATGAAGAATTAGTATTTTCAGCCTTACACCACGACTTAGGTAAAGTTGGTGATTTAGAAAATGATTATTATATTCCACAAGATAATGAGTGGAGAAGAAAGAATATGGGGGAAATATTTACACACAATCCAAAGTGTGAATATATGTCAGTAACAGATAGAGCATTCTTTTTATTACAACATTATAATATACCGATTAGTAAAAAAGAATTTATCGGTATTAGATTAACAGACGGAATGTATGAAGAAGCAAATAAAAGTTATTTAGTAGCTTATAAGTCAGAGTTTCAACTTCGTTCAACTATACAATATATTTTACATCAAGCTGATATGATGGCCGCTCAGATAGAGGGTCGTCTAACAAAAGAGTCAATTGAAAAAGAAGAGACAGAAACATTTGAGAAAATTAAAAACATTAAAGAAGTTCTAGGTGCTGTTGATGAACCAACATCACAAGAAGAAAAACCAAGTAAAATATCTACGGACTTGTTTGATGAATTATTTGGAGATAAAAAATGATAGTAAATATAGTATTAGGATTTTTTGTAATACTTTCATTAGCGTTAAGTTATGGAGTTTACAATTTATTAATCAAGCAAGAACAACTTGAAGATTGGATTGAAGATTACGTTGAAAAGATAAATGAAGTAAATACAAATATTAGAGAAATTGATTACAAAGGATACTTTGAAGTTGATGATGAGGTGGGTCAAGTCTTTGAACAATTAAAGGAAGAAGTTCAATCACTTGAGGAATTAACAGAAATTACTGAGGAGAAGTAGATGGGGCGTAAGAGAAAAAATTATTACTTTACAGAGGTTACAGAAAACGCGATTATTCGTTATAATAAAGAAGATAGAGCGTTTATGAGAAATAGAATATACAATGACCATATAAAAAATGCATTTGATAAATTGTGTGAAAATATAATACACACATTCAAGTTTTATTATTTTGATGTTTCATCAGAAGAAGTAAAGAATGAAGTAGTAAGTTTTTTGGTTATGAATATGCATAAATTTACCGAGGGTAAGGGTAAAGCATTCTCATACTTTAGTATTGTTGCTAAAAATTATTTAATCTTACACAATAATAACAATTATAAAAAAATGAAAACACACGATAAGATTGACGTTATGGATTGGGACAGAAGTATCCAAACAGAAATAGAACAGAAAAAAACTGACGCGGGTTATCAAGAATTTGTAACACAGATGTTAACATATTGGGACAATAATATGAATGTAATATTTAGAAGACAAAAAGATGTAAGAGTTGCTGATGCAGTATTACATATTTTTAGAATCAAAGGTAGTATTGAATTGTTCAATAAAAAAGCTTTATACATTTTAATCAGAGAAATGACACAATCAAACACACAACACATTACACGAGTTATCAATGTAATGAAGAGGTATCAGAAAGGCATTTACAAGGAATTTCAAGTAAATGGATTCATTGACACAAAGACTACCGGGTCTTTTGTTATTCATAACTAATAAATATAGATAATTATTAAAGATTATCCCACTTATGTGGGGTATATTTGTTCACAATACGGAGGAAACAAACTATGAAAGACATCGTAAAAACAATCAAGGGATATGTAGACGACTTAATGTCAGTTCTATTTTCACTTGTAGGCCTAGCAGCTGTTGCAAGTATTTTATTTGTAGACGGTTTATTTGGCTTGGATGTTATAAGTAATTTGATATCACTTGTTAATAAGTTTGGAAACGGCGGTTTTGCTGGGTTCATTACTTTAGTGGTATTGATGAGTCTAATTCGTAAGTAGGAACGCGAAATGATAAGTAATATTTCCTACATATTACTTAAATGAAAAAAGGGAGCATAATTAAATATTTTGTTCCCTTTTTTTATTGCCCTATATTTATTACCAAAGGATTATATTATGTCAAACGATTATGAAATATTCAAAGGAAAGTCGTTATCATCATTGTTTCAAGATATTTACGAAAATCAAAACTATAACAGAAAGCAATTAGATGTCTTAACCAAAAACATTACAGCTATGGTTAAGGATGGAGATACTGCTATTCAAATAGTTCCTATGATTAAAGAATATTTAGAACTCAATGTACGTAACGATGAGTTACTAGTAAAATTAGCTACTGTTGTACAGAAGATTATATCTGCGGAAGGTAAAGGTGAATCTGAAAGTGAATTTGGTTTATCTGAAACAGAAAAACAAGAAATAATGAATACAATATTAGAACACGATACAAAAGATTTACAAGATACATCTGATAAAATTAGAAAAGATATAGAATCAAAACAATAAAATGGCTGAATCAAGGAAAACTAACACATCAAATATAACAAGTTTTGGTAATTCACAAGTTCAAAGACAACACGCTGATGTTCACAGAATAGTAGATTCAAGAGAAAATTTATTTTTTGAACTTGAACCATTAGAAGTAAAAGAAGTTTTACTAGATAAAAACAAACTTCCAAAAAAATCTAATGGAAAACCAGACTATAAGTATTATGGAGCTATAAAAGGAAGTTGGTGTAACAATAAAGACCAACAAATTTTAGGAGATGGTATTCACATATTACCATTAGACTCACACATAAAAAGATATCCAGTTGTTGGTGAGAATGTTGTTTGTGTTAATTATTTTAACCAAACTTATTATACTAATATCATCAATATAAAAAATAATCCAAACAACAACATTAAAACAGGAATGAGTGATAGAACTAATACAAAAGTTTCTATACAAACAACAGATGAAGATTTAAACTATCAAAGAAATATAGAAGCAAATCGTGGTGACTTGATATTGACTGGTAGATATGGAAGTTCTATAAAAATTGGTGAGAATGATTTTGTTCCAAGTGTTCAAATAATAGCCGGACATAATACAGACGGACTTGAAATAAATGAACCAGTAAAAAATAATTTAAACAAAGATGATGCTTCAATTTATGTTCAAGGTAAAGGTGGGAGTTTAAATGTAAAAAATCCAAATAAAGAACTAAGTGATATTTATTCCAAAGGTTCAGTAATTGTATTGGATGCGGATTATATTGTTTTAAATGCTAAACAAGTTCTCAAACAACAATCAGGAGAACTTAATGAACTTATTGGTAAAAATGTTGAAGTAAAACATAATCAAAAAGAAGGAACAATATTTACAGGTAAAACTAAAAAACTTTTAGATAATATAAGAAGTAGACCAGTTAAAGTAATTAAAGCTGAAATAGATAAGTGTGTTGAGGAAATTAGAAAACTCACCACTGTCGAACAACACGAATTTGAAGAATTAAAACAATTAAAAGAAAAATTAAGTAATTTAAAACTTCCAAATCCAATGGAGACATTGAGGAATGTAACGAAGACTAGTCCGACATTGAAAACGGATGAGTACGTAAAATTACAAAATGAACTAACAACAGCTCAAGCAGAACTAAATAAAGCAACACCAAACATTGCAACAGACCCAGTAAGTTATGGATTAGCTCTGACAAAAGTTGTAAACTTAGTTAATGAAATTGCAAGATTAAAGTTTTTAAGACAGGATATTATAACAGATTAGGAGTAGAAATGAAACAAGGTAAATTAGTATCATTAATAAAAGAAGTTGTCAAACAAGAGGTTAAAAAACAGATAACTGATATACTTATTAACGAAACGAATATTCCCAAAGCAAAACCAGTAGTTAAGAAGAGAAAAGTTAAGGAACAAAAGTTCACGGATAATCCGACACTTAACAAAATTCTAAATGAAACTGCAAGTCAACAAGACGACTATCCAACATTAGGTGGAGATACATTTGATTCAAGCCGTATGACTGAACTACTAGGATATGGTGGTGGAGTTGGGAACAAGGAGGTTAAACGAGAAGTAGCGGCCGCAAGCACTTTACGAAGTGCAGGTCTAACACCAGAAACAGCACCAGAGCACTTAACAAACGCTCTAACAAGGGACTATTCTGGTTTAATGAAAGCTATCAATAAAAATAAAAAAGGTAATTAATGGCAAGTGCAAGAGAAAATGATTTAAACCCAGATATTCGTATTGGTTTAAAACTACCTTTTAATAGAGGAAGGTCAGGATTGTTTCCACAATCACAGACAACATTAGAACAAGCTGGTTCCAATGTAAAAAACCTTTTATTAACCGCTAAAGGTGAACGAGTAATGCAACCTGATTTCGGTTCTCGTTTAAGAGAATTATTATTTGAACAATATACAGAAGATTTAACAGATAGAATCAAACAAGAAATACAAGAAGCTATGTCTACTTGGTTACCTTACATTGATATAGCAAAAGTTGATGTAATTCAAAACGAAACTATACCAACAGAAACAAAAGTTGATATAGATTTTTCTTTAAACTATGAACCAAATAGATTTGATTCCATTACATTAAATTTTGACACAACATCAGAATCAACAACAAGCTATTAGGAGTAAACAATGGCATACGGAAGTAACAATAATGAAAAATCAACCAAAGAAGTACGATATTTAAATAAAGACTTCTCTCAGATTAGAAATAATCTAATAGAGTTTTCTAAGCAATATTATCCAAACACACACAAAGATTTTAATGAGTCTTCACCAGGTATGATGTTTATTGAAATGGCAGCTTATGTTGGTGATGTAATGTCATATTATGTTGACTCACAATTTAAAGAATCACTATTAGGATATTCAGAAGAATTAAGAACTCTTTATTCAATGGCACAAACCTTTGGATATAAACCAAGACTAACAGCTCCTTCATCAGTAACATTAGATATATTCCAACTAGTTCCTGCTAAAGGAACAGCTTCAAGTATAGAACCCGACTATGATTATGCATTAAATGTTCCAGTAGGAGCACGTGTTGAAACATCAGATGGAGTAACATTTAGAACAATACAAGGTTGTGATTTTAGATTTAGTAGTACGAATTCAACTAGAGTTACAACGGTATTCGAAACAGATAGTAACGATTCACCTACATTTTATTTATTAAAAAAACAAGTAAGAGCACAAAGTGGTGCTGTTACAAGTGAAGACTTTACGTTTGGTGGGGCTAAAAAATATTCAAGTATTAAATTATCGAACAATAATATTATAGATATTATAAGTGTTGTAGATTCTGATGGAAACAATTGGAATGAAGTTGATTCACTAGCTCAAGATACTGTATTTGATGAAGTACACAATGATTCGGATAATGACCCAACACTAGCACAATATTCAGATGATGTTCCTTATCTATTAAAATTAAAAAGAGTATCACGAAGATTTACGATATATCGAAGACCAGATGGGAAAACAGAATTAAGATTCGGAGCTGGTGTTAGTGACAACGCCGATGAGGAAATTATTCCAAATCCAGACAATGTTGGTTCCAACCTAGCAGATAGTCCTTCAAAGATTTATGAAACATTTGACCCAAGTAATTTTTTAAAAACAAAAACATATGGACTAGCACCTTCTAACACTACATTAACAATTTCATATCAATATGGTGGTGGTATTCAAGACAATGTTGGTGTGGATGAGATTAATAAAATAGCTGGTATTACGTTAGAAATAAATTCTACTAGTTTATCCCAATCAGTATTAGATACAGTAAAACAATCAGTTAGAATTTCTAATCCAGAAGCATCAAGTGGTGGTCTTGGAGCTGAAAGTGTGGAGGAACTGAGAGAAAATATTAAAGCTTATTTCCAAGCACAAGGTAGAGCAGTTACTAAAGAAGATTATATTATTAGAACATATGCATTACCAGACAAGTATGGTAACATAGCTAAAGCATATATTGTACAAGATGACCAATTAAGTGGAACACCACAATCAACTTACGAGATAACACAAGAAGATGTCGGTAAACCACTTTCAGAAATACAGACTAGAATACCCAATCCACTAGCATTAAACTTGTATGTTCTTGGATACAATTCTAATAAACAACTTTCAATAGTTAATAGAGCTGTAAAAGAAAATTTAAAAACTTATTTATCAAGATTTAGACCAATCACAGATGCGGTAAATATTAAGAATGCATATGTAATCAACATAGGTGTTGATTATCAAATTATCACAAAAGCAAACTATTCAC